CATTTTTTATATTTCCTCTATTAAGCGACTGTGCAACCATTGTTTGCAATAAGTACCCAACCGATTGTGGTTGCGTAAGTAAGCATAACACTGTCGCCAACATCGTTCATAGTAATAGTTGTACCACCAGCAAAAGTAGCTGGAGTAATAGTACCATCACCACCATCAGCTTTCATCACAATGATTTTAATTTGTCCTACTACACCATCAGCAAGCGTGAGTGCGTCTGCGGCAGTTGTTGTAACTTCTGTTACACCAGTTACCACATCAATTGCACCAGCACCAGAAAGTGTCTGTACACTTGTCTTTAAGTCTGCAAGAGTTTTGTTGGTAAGGATATCAGCAGATACTTTACTTACCAATGTAGAACTTGCACCAGCAGGGAGTAGACTTGTGTTTGTCACTGCAGCACTGTGGGGTTGTGGTTTAATTGTTTGTCCGTGTGAGTTTGCATGACAGTTAAGTTTAATCTGTCCTTCAACTGATGAACCGTCACCTTTGATTTCTACAATCTGTGTTGCAGTATCAACAGAAAGGTTTCCAGATGCAGTAGTGATATCACCACCGACAATTGGTGCAGTCAAAGTTTTGTTTGTAAATGTTGTTGTACTAGCAGCAGTTACCAAACTTGCAGCATCACTCAAGTCCGTACTTGCAATTGTGATTGCAGCAGAACCATCGAACGATTTTCCAGCAATGTTCACTGCAGCTGCAAGAGCAGTTGCTGTGGTTGCATTACCTGTCACGTTACCTGTCAACGAACCAGTAATTGTTTTATTAGTTAGTGTCTCTGATCCAGTTAGCGTGACAAAACTGTCAGATGAAAGAGTAGTACCATTACCGAGTTTGGTATAGAGTTCTACGAAGTTGGCGTTAAGTTTTCCTGCTCCGCTACGGAGGTCATCACCTGTTCCGTCATTCGCACTAGTCCCACGCCCGATTGCTTGATATGCCATTTGGGGTTTCTCCTATTAATTCCTATAGTTATTTATACGTCTTATTCTACTGGGCATCAAATGTTTCTGAGGAATTGTCAAAAGAACTTCCTAAAGAAGAGAACAATACGAATGCGCCAGTTCCAGTGTTTGAGTCTACGTCAAACTTAGTTGTTGTTGTGTCGAAAGATGTACCATCCTCATCAAATGAAGTTGCGTACCTACCTTCAGTATCCCTAGTGTTTCCACTCTCATCAAACCTAGTAATACCATCATCGAATGAGATAAAGTCATTGTCAAATGCATTTGTCAATCCCTCTCTACTTATATGTATCTCAGATGGAGGCATAAAGTTAATTCGTTTAGTGAATGCAGAAGCAGGAATTGTTCCGTCTGCAAGACATATTTCACGAATACCTATGTATCCAATCTGTGCAAGAGTGTATTGATCACGAGATTTATTTGAACCAGTAGTTGCAATTCTACCACTTGGATCACGATGATTTGGTATAACTGCATTTGAACTTGTGGGGTTTACAGAGAATGCATAGTGTGCCACGTTCTCCATTGTTGGGCCTGCAAGGAATCTCGCACCCCTTCCTATGTTCATACTAACTTTAACGTCTGATGTTAATGTAACATCTCTTCCGTCTGGTAAATCAGATAGTTCTCCATATCCAGTTACAGGAGCAGAGACTAATGATGCATTTGTTACAGTACCCAAACGTCTTCCGAAGATTGTAGTAAACAAGTTCGTGAATGTAGATGCAAGTTCTGGAGAGAATGTATCATCACCAATAAAGTCACTAATTCCACCAGCAGAAGGAACTTGAATAGTTGCAGATACTTGAGATGCAAAAGATACTTCACCGAATACGTTCCAACCAGCTGGGTGAACTGAACGGCGAATTGAATCTCTCCATTGGTTAATGGACTCACCAACACGAACAACGTATGAGTAATCTTGATAGTAATAACTATCTTGAACCTTCATACTCTCTACAGATACCTTACCTCTTTCAGATTGGAAATCACCAACTGTAGTACCAACTGTTCCAATCTCAACCACACTAGTTGCAAAATCACTTTGTACGATAGTACAAGTAGCGCCAGTAATTGTAGTTAGAACATCACCTTCATCTAAGGTTACAGCAGCATTTACTTTTAATAAGTTTCTAGTTGTATCAAAGTTTACGATTGTACCAACGTGACTTGTTAATGTATCACCGGCAGAGAATGTTCCAGAGAAATCTTTAATGATAAAGTTTCTATTGAATTGAGCTGTAGGAACTGTAGTATAATTCAAACCAAAGTTTGTTATGGAAACATCACCGACTGCACCAATCTTAGGCGCTACGGTAGAACATGCATAAAGTTCTGCACCCGAACCAGTTGAAGAAGAGACTGTAACAGTAGGAGTCTTTAAGAATCCATTACCACTATTAGAAATAGCAACCTTCGTGATTTGTCCACGTTCAGCTGAAACTCCCAAGTCTACAAATGTCTGTGGTTCCAGAATAATCTGAGTACCATCTTCTAGTACAAGGTTGTCTAACTCACCTACAGTTTGTTCAAGTGTTGCAAAGAAAATATCTGCATCTTCTCTAAGAAGTTGCTTACCATCTTCCATAATAATATCACCAGTAAGGTCTTGTGTAGTACCTTCTTCTAGTGCATATTCTAATGCAGACTTTTCAGTTAATAGTAAACCACTATCTTCTAATACAATGTTATCGCCGTCTGCAAGTAATACATAGGAATTCCCTAATGTACTATCTTCCATTTCAAAATTATCATTTTGAATTGTTAATAGATGCTGATTGTCTTCAGTAACAATTGAGTCTGGAGATGTGTCTGGTTCTAAACTAATTCCACCACCAACTACAGCAACCTTTGCAGTAAGACTTGCACCTTCTGTTCCAGTTAGATTGAATACAAGATTATCACCTATAGTATATCCTGTACCACCATCCTCAATTAAAATTTCATTTACTGAACCTGGCAATATAGATTCAATCCTTGCAGTCGCAGCATTATTACCACCAGCACCAATAGTTACAGTATCACCTATACTATAATAAGAACCTCTATTAGTAATATTCTGTCCTGTAACAATACCCTTTACTACACCAGCAATCTCTAAATCTCTTGCAGTGTCAATTGAAGTTATTGTTTCTCCTTCAACAAAAGTTCCAACGATTGAGTTTTCATCAAGACTGAGTTCAGCAATGTCCGTAGCGCCTTCTCTAAACTTAATAACAGTTATAAGAATAGCAGTCGCACCAGAAGTCGAACCAGTTATAAATTCACCAATAGCAGTTGTAAAATCTGAGTTGCCAGTTTCCGTTACACGAATAACTTTGTCAGTAGACCACTCACCATCAGATGAACGTAATAGATTATCTCTTGGATAAAGTATCTCTGGTTCTTCGTTGAAAAGAATTCTAAAGAATAACTTGTGGGCGTCAGCAGTACCTTTGGCTGCATACAAGTCTTTAATACTCTTGATAAGTTTTCTTTTCTCCGTACCTTCTGCTAAGGTATTCGGAATAGACTCCATAAGCGAGTCTCTAAACTTATCAAGAAAACTATAAACTGTATTATCAACATCTGCATATTCTAACATCTGTTGAATGTTTTGTACAGGGTTTGCACGATAGGATACTACGGTTGTTGTTGCACCAGAAGTAGAACCTGTTACCGTCTCTCCAGTTTCAAATCTTTGTTGGGATGTAATGAATAGTCTGTTGTTTGCATCAAAGTCATCAACAAGAACTCTTGCAGTCGCTTTAGATTTAGAACCAACAATAGTTTCACCAGCAACAAACTTACCAGCAGATGATTCTAGAACAACCTTTAATTCTGTTTCATCCAGAATATAATTTTTAGATATTGTTTCTTCTACAACATAATCATTAGAACCAGATACTACCAGTTCACCAGCTTCTAAAAACTCATAATAGTATTTTAGGAATAAAGAGAATACAGGATGATCTGCCTTGATAAATCCAGGCAGTTGATCTTGTATGTGCGGTGATACTTTATTCTTTAAAGTTGGACTAGTCATTTATAAAACCTTGCTAGTATGTATTCTGTGTTGTAGTATATCCTGTACCAGCAGAAGAACCGCCAGATACAATAATATCAACAGTGCCATCAACTGATGTATTTCCCATATCAATTTCAAGTAATTGATTTCTCACAGATACAATATCATTGGAAGCAGGAAGTATGTCAATTGAAATTGAACTTCCTACAACTGAAGTAATAGTTAAGTCAGTAAGAACAATCTTACCTGTTGCATAATCAATTGTTCCCGCTGTACTGTCAACATAGTTTCTAGTAGTACCACCAACCAAATAGTAAGTTCTAATATTACCAATACCATCATCATCTAAAAATAATGTGTTTGTGTTTGTAGAAATAGTAAATCCTGTGGATGAAGTAATACCACCCATAGCACTATTATGTCCAGTGTGCGGATTATATAATGGATTGTTAAAATCAATAACGTATTGTGTAACAGTATTTAATACTGGTGTCAATATTTTATTAAGAGTAATTCTTGTTGTGTTAGATAGTATGGAACCATCAGAAGCATCAATCAACCTAGAAAGTTTTGAATGTCTAAACACAACATCAAAGTTTTGCAAGTCACTTGTATTATAATCGTCTATTGTTTTTCTAACAAGAGATTCGATATCTCCGACAGACTTTGTGGTTGTCTTACTATCAAACTTAAAATCTGTTCTTAGTTTAATCTTTGTAACCTCTGGATTAACAAAGGTAGGACGTATAGATGCAACATTATATTTTTTCAAATCATTTGCAATACTATTCTTTTGAGCTTGTGTTAAGTTAACACCAGACTTAGTTCTTACAGATAGAAACACCTGTCCATAAATTGGTGGATCGTTGTCTTCACCACCCCACACTTGAACCGATTTAGTTCCAGCATATACTTGAGGAAGAATTGTTTTATAGTCTTGTGTAGTTACTGCTCTACCTTGAGATGAATAATCTAAAGGAGCATTAAACTTAATAGAAGAAATAGTTTCTGATTCAGCACCACCTCGTGCTGCAATCAAAGTAGCTACAGTTACATCTGTCTCACCATCAACAGAAGTTGTGGAGAAAGTATTTGCACCGTTTGCTTTTGTTTTGTTTGTTACAACATATTGTAGTTGAATAATATTTCCATTTGAAATTGCACTACCAACAACACCATCCCCAAAGTAAACTTCAAACCTTCCGTCACTGCCTTCTTGAAGGAAGTATACGTTAGCACCAGAAGTTACTTGAGTAATATCAGTTGCGAGAGTATATACAGTAGTCGTTACATCACTCGCTGAATTTTGTACGGATACATTTAGAGTTGTAGTATCTCCACGAACATCAGATACTAAAAACTTCTGTTCAATATTATTTAAGTCAACAGTATATCTAGAAGTAATAAGAGTGCCTTCGTATACTGGAATGTTTGCAAATCTCATCACACCGTTTGATGGTGTTACAGATACATCATCGTTAGTAACAAATCCATATGTACTTCCATCCACCTTAGTTGTAAACCGTGTTCCTTTAGCAAGGGTTGCACTGATTGCTGATGAAGAGTTTAATGTTACGTCAACGTATGCGACAGGAGCTCGACATGAACGAGGAGTGTATCCTAATTTCTTTGCATGAGATACAACTGAAGAGCGAAGAGTTGCACTATCTAAGAAAGATTCGTTCATTGCAAAGTTGGCATTCATTGCAAGGTAATGTGTATTGTACGCAAGTAGATCAATGATTTGAGATAAACCAGAACCTTCAAAGTTATAGTCCGTAAACTCATTCTGATTCTTCATGTATGTCTTTAGATTGTCTTTGATTAAATCAAAGTCTAATTCAGTGACTTGTAATTTCTTTGCCATATTATGCGCTCTTCTCTAATTGTTTTAACATCATCTCAGTCTTTCCAAATTAACTTCCATCTCAATAAGTCCAGCTGGAGAATTGATAAGATAAAATTCAATAATAACATTATATCCATTTCTATCAATGTTTGCATCAACTCTTACTGATGACAACTCAACTCGTGGTTCAAAGTTTACGATACACTCTTCAATGTATATTGATAAAGTTTCAGCGGTAGCTATATCTACAGGTTCGAATAATGTCTTTCGAATATCAGAACCAATCTCTGGGTGAAACGGACGTTCATAAAAATCTGTGTTAATGAGATTACGCACACTTCTCTTTACTGCATCAGCATCTGTCAATCCAGCAATGTCTCCAGTGATAGGGTGTCTTGTGAAAGACAAACTAACATCCTTATACTTTCTAGTTGCCCTAGATGGTGACGCAGACGCATCACTAAATGAGTTTGGGGTAAGTGCCATTTAAATCTCCTTACTTCTATTTATAACGAAAGTTAGAGATTAACGAACTCTCTATTGGCAATATGATTCTCTTCAATATCTTCTTTAGATTGTCCGTGGTATGCAACTGCATGGTGTTCTGCAATCATATTCTCATTAAGAATACTTCCATCTTCCATTCTGAACTGTCCAAGTATTCTACCATACTTACCTTTACCATCTTTAACAGTGACAAGTGTTTGAATTGAACCAACAGGCATACGATCTGTTACATACTTCTTAGCTGCAAGTCCATACTTCTTTTCTTCTAAGTCTCTTGTCCTAGACTCTGGTGTGTCGATACCAAAGAAGCGAATCCTTTGTTTCTTTAACCAAACTCCAAATCCCAAATCAATATCAACATCTGTAGTGTCGCCATCAATCACTTTAATTATTTTACATTTATATTCGTACATTCATTTCTCCTTATCCAGCAGATACATTTCCGCTGCCTGCTGTCATAGCGCCAGCATCTGCTGCATCACCAACTCTTCCTACAGGTTTACCATTAACTGTAACCGTACCAGAACCAGCCTTTAATGTCTCAACATGATCTGGACAAGCTGGTGGACTGTGTGTATGTTCAACTGTAGGAGCGCCAACTACGATTATATTTATACCGTTAGCTGTGACAGTTCCATCTGTATTGGAAGTATCAATAGTTGTAGATGCAGTACATCCGTGTCCTGTATCCAATGCATCACCTTCTCTACATACTGCTGGCATATATCTTTTCCTATGCTAACTGGTAGAATTTACCAGTGTCCTTATATCTCTTATGATTGTACATAGTAAATATCATTGCACGATTGCCCGCATCTTTACATGAGATATGAATCCAAGGAAGTCCAGAGCCTGTATTCTTATATTCTAGAATCAATTGATCGTGCGGAACATTTTCTCTAATCCACTGAACTCTTGTGTAGTATTCTGATTTTGATACGCCAGGGAATTGAATGTCTGCTGCTTCACCCACATTGTGTTGTGAACCTGTAGACTTTCCTCTAAACGCATTAGTAACAATCATATCTGGATACTGATCTTTGATTGGATCAAGAACGTGTATCGCAAGAGTTTTAAGTTTGTCAATAATTTCTTTTTGAGTGAAACCTTTGTTACCACCCTTTTTAATTTTTGTTTTCGCAACAACAGAGTTCTTAGATAGTTGTCCTAATGTAAAGTGTGTAGATAGTGGAAGTGAATAGTTAACCCCACCAATAACATCTCCAGCACCATCATACTTAAAGTCTGCTTGTGCAGATTCAAGTGCAGCAGTATCCGCCGCTGCTTCTGGTTCTGCACTAAAGGCCGAACCTTCTTCTCCATGTTCTTCACCTTCATCTGGAATGCGAGGAATAGATGTTGCCTTTCTAGACGCACCACTTGTATTAATCTTACCTGTCAATGCATTAAAGGAATAGTCTGAGAATGAGGTTGGCATAATATCACCAGCTTCGATTGCTGATTTAATTTCTGCATCACTCTTTTCTTCATCATCACCAGCAAAGAATTCATCAGACTCACTTAAAGGAACAAAAGGTTTTTCCTCTAATACTTCTGCTTCTTTCGGTGCCTCAATCTTACTAGCAAACCCATCTGTGTCATACTCTTCATCATCAATACTGAATGGTAGAATACCAGTTGCAATATCTCCTGTGTCCATGAATGTAACTTCTGGTGCGTATCCATCTCCAGCTGGTGGTGAAGGTTTAACACGAGGAACGATAGGAACAACAGCAGTAATAGTTGATACAGTAACAGCAGTTGCACTTCCGTCATTCAATCCAACAGTTGCACCATCAATATTGATTGCAGCACCCGAACCAAATTTAGTTGCACCGCCACCATATACAGTTAGTGCAGCATCAGTACCGATACTCATTGCACCAGTTGATGTTATATTCGTTGTACCAGTAGACGCAATGTCCAGTGTAGCTTCAGTATGGAAAGAAGATGCACCTTTAATAGTTGTCGCAAAGGTTCCTTCTGCCAACATACCTACGTTACCAGTGATGTTAGTGGAAAGGTTTCCTTTAATGTCTGTAAGTGAATCCCCATCAATAACCATATCATAATTACCAAGTACTGCATTCGTAAAGTTTGCGGCGGTAATGATTTGCATGTCACCTTGGGATTGTTGTAAGAACTTTCCAACAGACTGTTGTGTCATTGTAGTCTGTGCAGTCATCTCTATTGATTCGTTTGCGAACATGCGGATATTTTTACCAGCATGGAAGTCGATGTTCTGTCCTACATTAAACTTTAAGTGTTCATCAATCTGTGCATCCATACTACCACGCACATACAGAGATGCATCACCATCAACGAATACTTTCATGTTACCACGAACACGAACCTGTTTGTCATTATGAACTATTTCAAAATCATTACCGACAATCTTAGTTACCTTAGTACCGTCTGGATGTACTTCATAGAAAGTTCCAGAACGATGATACTCGTGTATACGTTCATGCCCTGGCGTGTCATCAAACTCTTGGATGTGTCCACTCTCTGTTTCCCTTACATGGTTGAAAGGATACTGAGCATTGTATGATGGTTTAGGTTCACCAGTTAAGTCATCGACATTATCTGATTTAAATTTATTAACAGGGTGTTGGTTTCTTTGATCGTTTACTGCAAGACGATTGGTGTCCGCTTCGTTTACTCTACGAGGATAGAACCCATTAGGGTCACTAAACCCTTTGAGATTATTTCTTTTAGATACAATGACTTCAACCTCTGCACCTTCTCTTGGCGGTTCATCAAATGTAATCTTACCTGATTCAATCTTATATGACATTTCTTAAACCCCCTTCTCTGCAAGATAATCTTTTAGTGTGATAGTACCATTCTTGAGTCTACTATCAACTCCCTTTGGAAATTGTTCTGGATAGAAGTGTCCACTGTCACCAGAGATATCATTCTTTAGTCCTGCTGATGCAAACGCTGATCTAGCAACTTGGGTATAGTTGGAATCCCCTTTACTACCATCATCATATATGCGTCCATCATCAGTGTAGATAGTTAAGTCAATAGCACACGCATAGTTGTGCCATGAGTTGCCCGGCCTTGCAGCAAGAGGCCCACCCGCTTGGTACTTACGATATAGTTCTAATTGTTTTGCATTACTTCTATATGAGAAAGCAATGTTACAATCCATATCTGGATTATCATCAAGGAACTTATTAATGCCTGCAATAAATTTACTTCTAAGTTCTGGTGCAAGTTGATTAACTTTTCCTGCCATTTGATTTCCAAATCTAGACCTACCAAACTCAGATGATTCAGATCTTGCACCATCACCAAAGTATGCATCTGGCGGAACCTCAACATTGTTTTCTGATTCGGGTGGATTGTTAGTTGCACGTTGTACTACACCATCAATCTTTACTAGGACTGTAGAGTCTGTTGCATCAGCGGGCGTAGAAAATTCTGTAGTCGTACCATCACCTAAAACCATTGACTCAGATATTTCTGGTGGTGGAAGTGTTTGGTTTGGAGAGAAGTCGTGAGGAGAGTCACCACTTGGAGCTGCAGCAGCAGAAGTAACGCCAGGGATTGTACCCATCACCATAGGTTCTTGCATGAAGTCTGGATCACGCCAGAAACCAAATACCCATGAACCTTCAATCGGCCCTGTGGGAGAACTACCAATACCACCAGCAGAAGCAGAGTTCGCTGGTTGCACACATACTGCCCAAGGTAAGTCTACCGTAGGAAGTTTTGTTTTATCTTCAGTATGATAACCGTACACACGAGCTCGTACTCGTCCAAGTGCAAGTGGATCATTTCTATCTTCTACTACACCGAACCACCAAACGAAACCGTCACGGCCAGCGAAGAATGTATTGTCAGTAATCGCCATTTATAAATCTCCTTACAGGTATTTATAATGAAACCACAGAAGCACATGTGTGATATTGAAGACACACATTCATACTAATAGATTAATCTATTGACAAAAAGACGTATTTGTAATATAAGTAAAGGTGTGAAAAGAAATCACATAGTATATTAAAAGGAAATCCTAAAATGAAAACGACTCTAATCGCTGCAGCATTTGTTGTTGCAGGCACACCACTATTGGCTGAAGGTTTAACTTTCGGCGGCGAAGTAGATTCTGAATACAAAGTAGATGCAGAATCAATGACAGTAACATTGACACCAGAAGTAAATTACGGAATGGGTAAATGGAACGTAGAAGCAAGTACAGACATTTCTGTATATAACAACAAGTCAACTGCTGACTCAGACTTTGTATTGTTTGACGCATTGGACAATGGTACACATCCAGTACTAGACTTTGAAGTCACATACGGATTGCGTGACAATGTAGAATTGTCTGCTGGTTCTTCATGGGACTTGAATGCAGGCAAACGAGGCGATGTTACAATCGGGGCATCGTTTAGTTTCTAATTTGTTTCTTATTGTTTACAATGTACATTATATGAAACAGTTTACATAAAAAAAAGGAAAGGCAATAATTGCCCTTCCTACACTTGAGTTCCTAGAGAACCAGTAATACTAGTCATCTTCTTAAAGATAACATTCAGACCTTCCTCACATAGAAACCCCTGTACCGTATCACCTTCACGAGTGATGCCGGGCAGTTCTACTTGAGACTTGCCATCAAAGATTGCAATCTCATACATTCCCTTCTTACCACCGTAAGAGTAACTATGACTTACCACAGACATTTCATACTTATCAAACTTTACAATGGCTTGAACACCATCATAGAGTTTTTCGAATTTTAGTTCTTCAAATTTCATTTCATACTCCTTTAGACCGTTGACCGCATTTCTTGAATGAGGTGATTCTTATCACGCATCGCAGCCATTCTGTTATATCCCTCTAACCATTTCAGAGGAGACATAATGTTTTGCGATACAGACATCTTGAGTTTACGAGAGCGAAACTCTTTCTTCAAGTCTTTCGCCATCTGAGTTCCCAAGAACCGTGAGACAAGTTTCACCAAGTCAACACGAAACCCTACATCGTGATGCATGTTCCCAGCCGTGTGGGTGAGTTCATGGATGATGGTGTACTTGTTTGTACCGCAGTTAGGACGCAGAGAGATAACACCGTTGTATCCCGCCGTACCCGCTACACGAGGACTAGAAGACGCCTTCATAAAACGTAGAGTAGGACTCTTCTGACCATTATTACCGCATAGGTTCTGATACGTCTTAGACTTGACAATGCGTTTGAAGTACTGTGTGGTTTCCTTCTCTGATAGATTAACTGAACTATCTGGATACTTACGCTGTACGGCAAACTCCGCTGAGTAAACCTTAGAACGACCACTGTCTACACCAGACGCCTGTAAACGTCCTGTACGAATTGCACGAGACTTCTTTGCAAAGTAATTCGCATACTTGTTTGCAAGGTCATTATTCATTACACCAGTGTCAAGTGCAGCTTGATATGCGTCAGTAGAACTATACATTATACATTCTCCGTCATTGCGTATTGTGGAACTGTAAACATGTCATCAAACATCCCTACCTCATCAAAACCATTGAG